AAAAACTATATATTTATTCTCAAATATCCTTTCTCATAAAGGATTTAAAAACTAATAGTTGATTAATGAATACCCTTCTCTATAAGGTGTGACCGAACAATCAACATAATTCTATTGGAGTTTCCTACAAATAACTTCACAATCAAAACAAGGAGAAAACAAGATGGCAAATTCAAAATTATTGAAAGAAGCAATCGCTGATGCCAAAGCCGTTAAAGAAACTGCTTTAGCAAACGCAAAGTTAGCTCTTGAAGAAGCATTTACACCAAGACTTCAATCTATCTTATCTCAAAAGATGAGAGCAGAAGCTGAAGAGCAGGAAGATGATGTTGAACAAGTAGCTGAAGAGTTAGATTCAGATGGTATCGGTTCTAAAGTAGAAGCTGGATACGCTGAAACTCCTGGTGCAACTCCAACTTTAGATGCAGACACTGATTTATCAGTAGGTGTAGCTAAGGATGCAGGAAAGCCAGAACAAGCTGGTACTGACTACACTAAAGTAGCAGATATCAACGAAGAAGAAGAAAATCCTTTCGCTGACCAAGAAGGTGACAAAGATGCAGAAATTGCAGAATTGAAAGCTAGATTAGCAGAATTAGAAGGAGAAGATTCTGAAGAAAACCCAATGGCTGGTATGGATATGGGAACTGAAGAAGAAGACCCATTTGCAGCAGCTGGTGATGATATGGGTTCTATGGACATGGGTTCTGATGAAGAATCAGAAGATGATATGGACTTAGAAGCAATCATCAGAGAATTAGAAGCATCAATCAATGGTGATGAAGAAGGCGCTGAAGAAGCTCCAGAAGAAGAAAATCCATTCGCAGCTAACGAAAATTTAGCAGATGGTTCTGAAGCTGGTACTGATAAAGGCGAAGACCCTAAGGTTGTTGTAACTAACGAAGAAGAAGAAAAAGAAGATGACAAAGTTATCGACTTAGAAGAAATTCTTCGTGAAATGCAAGATGATATGGGTGGTGAAGAAGCAGAAGATGATTCAGCTACAAAAGCAGAATTAAATGAAGCTTACAAAACTATCAAATCATTACAAAAAACTATTAACGAAGTAAACTTATTAAACGCTAAGTTATTATTCGCTAATAAATTATTCAGAGCACACAACATGACTAACGAACAAAAAGTGAAAGTGATTGAAACTTTGGATAGAACAAAATCAGTTAGAGAAGTTAAATTGGTTTACTCTACATTAGCAGAGAATTTCAAATATACGACATCTTCTAACAAAACAGCTAAGAAATCAATTTCTGAAGGTATTGCTTCTAAAGCAGTTAAATCAACTGCACCAAAAGCAGCAGCTAAGCAAGTAATTGCAGAATCTGCACAAATTTCTGACAGATTTAAGAAATTAGCAGGTATTATTAAATAATTAACAAACAAAAAAAATAAATTCATTTAAAATGGACTTAAAAAAATTAATGAACGGCGCTAACCCACAAAGCATTATGCTTGAGCAAACTAGAGGTTTGAAAGCAAAGTGGGAAAAAACTGGATTGTTAGAGAACGCAGGTTCTGAAACATCTAAGCATGGTATGGCAGTAATGTTAGAAAACCAAGCTAAACAATTATTGGATGAGGCTACAAGAACAGGTACTTCTTCAGGTTCTGAAGAGTGGGCTGGTGTTGCGTTACCTTTAGTAAGAAGAATCTTCGGTTCTATCGCTTCTAAAGAGTTCGTTTCAGTACAACCTATGAACTTACCTTCAGGTCTTATTTTCTACATGGACTTCAAATATGGTTCAAACCCAGCTGGTAATCCAAACTTCACAGGTTCATCTTTATTTGGTGATGGTGGAACTTTTGGTAAAGATTCTCAATCTCCAGCAGGAAACAAATTAGGTTCTACTCAAGCTACAACAGGTGGTTTGTATGGAGCTGGTAGATTCGGATATACAATCAATAACGCTACTGCTGCACAAGCTGCAACTGTTGCTTCAGCATCTTTAGCAGATATCGATTGGGATTTATCTGACGCTACTGTTTCTGCATCTTATGCAGCTAACACATTGAAGAAAGTAACTGTGGCTTTACCATCAGATGCTGACTTCCAAGGTGTAAGAGCATTCGAATTAACTTTATTATCAGGTTCTTCAACTTTCTTCCCTCAATACACTACTAAGAATGGTTCTAACGTGGAATTCGTTGCAACTGTGACTGGTACAGGTTCAGCAGGTGCAAATGGTTCATCTTTAGCATACCATGTACAACCTACTGATATCTCTCGTGGAGATTTCGAAGATAGAGGAGCTGATTTAGCGATTCCTGAAATCGAATTAGAATTGAAATCTGAGCCTATCGTGGCTAAGACTCGTAAGTTGAAAGCAATCTGGACTCCAGAATTAGCGCAAGACTTAAATGCATACCACTCTGTTGATGCAGAAGCGGAATTAACACAAATGTTAAGTGAGTACATCTCTTTAGAAATCGACTTAGAAATCTTAGAAATGTTACAACAAAACGCTTTCACAACTGATTACTGGTCTGCAAAAGTTGGATACGATTGGAATGGTGCAGGTTTCTCTATTGATTCAGACGCTGCAGCAGCATCTGCTTACACTAAGAGCACTTGGTATCAAACTTTAGGTATCAAATTACAAAAGGTATCTAACAAGATTCACCAATTAACAATGAGAGGTGGAGCTAACTTCTTAGTAGTTTCTCCAAATGTAGCAACTATCTTAGAATCTATGAATGGTTTCTCTGCAAATCCTGGTAAAGATGCTTTACAATTTGCTGCAGGTGTAACTAACATTGGTTCTATCTCAAATAGATACGATGTTTACAAAAACCCTTACATGACTGAGAATGTAATCTTATTAGGTTTCAAAGGTTCTAACTTCTTCGAAACAGGAGCAGTTTACGCACCATATGTACCATTGATTATGACTCCATTAGTTTATGACCCAACTAACTTCACTCCAAGAAGAGGTGTTATGACTAGATACGCTAAGAAAATCGTAAGACCAGAATTTTACGGTAAGATTATCGTTGATGGTTTAAACACTCTTTAATCTTTGAGTAGATTTTAGAATCTTAAACTAAAAAATAAAAAAAGGGGAAGTAGAAATACTTTCCCTTTTTTATTTATATTTATATGTAATTAATCATCTAAAATTAAAAAATAAATGGCATATCCAGAATCACAATATACAGTAAGTGGAACAGGTCCTACATTTTTGGCAACGGATAGTGAAGTATCTTCATTAAGTGGAAGTATTGCAACTAAAATGGCAAATACATCATTCACATATATCACAGGTTCAGCATCAGCAGCTTGGAACGATGCATCTGCATCTGCAGCAGGAGTAGCAGTTGGTGGAATGTATCACTCACAAGGAATAGTTAAAGTTAGATTAGTATAATGTCTTATCCACAATCTCAATACGATAATTATCAAAAAGCAAAAACATTATCTATATACACATTAGATAATGCAGACCATATTCTTACAAAACAAGAAGATGGTATGATGGGATATATTGCCGTATCTGATATAACATCTTATATCAATTTAAGAACTGCACAAAAATTAGGTTGGGCACGATATGATGATACATTATACACAACATCATCGGCATTCACCGCAAGTTATACTAATGGTGAATATACTTTACCAAACAATGCAGGAAATACAATAGAAACACACTTACATTCTACTATTTCATTTTACAATAGTGGTTCTCAAAAAATCCAAGTTGAAAATGAAGGTGATGTTTATATGTGCACTGTCGTATTCAAAGCAAAAACTCCAAATGCAAATTCTTGCGTTTTAAGGTTACAAATGGATAGTACGGGTGACACTCCATATCAAAGAGTTGGTAAAGATTTATTTTTTGGAAAAGGAAATGATGAGTGGCATGATTTTCACGAAGTTTTTCAATGGTATGCCGATGCAGATTTTGTAACAAACGGAAATAGATGGAAAATCGAAGCAGTTGGTGCAAACGCATACATATCCAATGTAATATTCTTCATACAACGAACTCAAAACCATTCGGTATAAATTAAAAAGAGTAGTTTTATCTACTCTTTTTTTATTTCTATATTTATAGTAGTAAAACTATAAATTTTAGATATGTCTGTAAACACATACTGGTCAGGTTCAACCGCAGCAGCATTTTCATCATCGGTAGCACTATCTGAAGCAACTCCATTTGGGTTGTATGATAGTGATTCTGATTTTAGAAATGATGCACCTAAAACTGCAACTTGGGTTGCAAAAAGATTGGGATATCCTATTGTAAATATAGAATTGGATAATCAGCAAATTTGGGCTTGTTTCGAGGAAGCTACTTCGGAATATTCAGCTCAAGTAAATCAATTCAATCTTCGTAATAACTTAGATATTTTAAGAGGACAACCTAAAGGTAAAGTTGCAAACTATTCTCAAACACTTGTGGATGGTTCATTCTTACCAACGGCAATTCGTATGGCACAGCAATATGGAACTCAAGCCGGAGTAGGGGGTTCTACATCAATTAAAAAGGCATATATTGATTTAACACCGGGTCAGCAGAAATATGATATAATGAAATCTGCAATAGATGTTGAAATGTATGAAGCTAGTGGAAGCGCTTCGGCATCATTTGCTACATTATTTACAGGAAGTTCTACAATAGATGTAACCAGAGTATTTCACGAAGCAACTCCTGCAATTGCAAGATTCTTTGACCCATATTCGGTTGGTGCACAAGGAACTCTAAATTTAATGAGTGAGTTAGGATTTGGAAACTTTTCACCTGCTGCACAATTCTTAATGATGCCTTTATATGAAGATGTATTGAGAATGCAACAAATTGAATTCAATGACCACATTCGTAAATCAGCGCATACATTTAATATTGTAGATAATAAATTAGAAATATTCCCAATACCAACTACTGGAACTGTTAGTAGAGTTTATTTTGAATATATGAGTAGAGATGAATTTGAACATGATTCTCAAACTATTCAATCTGATTCACTTTCGGATTATTCTGATATTCCATACGATTTTATTCAGTATTCCGATATTAACGATGTTGGTAAACAATGGATTAGAAAATATACATTAGCTCTTTCAAAAGAACTATTAGGTGCGATTAGAGAAAAATATAGTTCAGTACCTATTCCAGATGGGGAAGTATCTTTGGATGGTGCGGCATTAAGAGCAGAAGCTCAAGTCGAAAAAGATATGTTGATGACTCAGTTGAGAGAAAATTTGGAAGAAATGAGTAGAAAAAATGTATTTGAAAAGCAAGCACACGAATCGACTCATCACCAAGAAATGTTGAGAAAAGTTCCTTTAAAAATATATGTAGGATAATATGCCAAAATTTGTATTAGGTAGAGATATCGACTTTTTTAGAAGTATTAGTAGAGAATTGGTTGATACAGTCATCCAAACTGCTATTGTATTGTTTAAAATAAATACTTACGAAAGTAAAGTAAACATATATGGAGAATCAATTAATAAAACTTGGTATCCTGGGGTTGAAATGTATTGCATGATTGATAAGGAGCCGGAAAATGTGGTTTATGAAGGATTCGGCCCAGATAATTCACAAACAATTACTTTCAAATTGGATAAATTAACTTGTGAAGAGAAAGGAATATATCCTGAAATTGGTGATATGATTTTCTTTGACCAATCTTATTATGAAATTGATAATACAAATGAAGTGCAATTCTTAGGAGGTCAGCCAGCAAATAATTATAGTATAGTTTGTACGGCATTTATGACTAGAAAATCCGATTTAAATATAGAAGAACGAGTAAAATAATAGATTATGCCAGCATCGAATCCAATTAGACCGGAACTAAATAGAGCCAATCAAATAAAATCAGAAAAAAACGAAGTAAGACATTCTGTATCTTTATTTGATATAGATTATGCTATGATGTCTTATTTAGAAGATGTTGCATTACCCACTTTGGAAGAGGGAGATGGTAATGTTGTAAAAATACCTGTAATATATGGTAATTCCGAAAGATGGAATGGTGCAAGAAGAGAAGGTATTTTTAGAGATATAAAGGGAAAAATTCAACTACCTTTGATGATGATTAGAAGAACATCGATAGCAAAGGATGAATCTATGCCAATGTTAAATAATCACCTATCTTATCAAACTATTACAAAATGGAATAAAAATAATAGATACGATAGGTTCACATTATTAGGAAACACAAAACCATCATATGAATTGTATAATGTAACTATGCCAGAATATGTAGAAATTAACTACGATTGTATGGCTTGGACATCATTTACAGAACATTTGAATAAAATAATTGAAAATCTTACATTTACTACCGATTATTGGGGTGATAAGAAGAAATATAAATTCAGAGCAACTATTGCGGATTATAATATTGTAAATGAAGTTGGTGAAGGGACTGAAAGAATCAATAGAGTTGAATTCACATTAAATGTAAAGGCTTATTTATTGCCAGAAAAATTCGATGGAGAAAATACAACTAAAAAATCATTTAGTGTAAAAAAAGTAGTTGTATCAACTGAAACCGATGTAACCGCTAATGGTAGGTTAGAAGGATTACTAACAACCCCATCTCCATATTATGATAATAAAGATTTAGTAGACTTTTTATCTTTAAATAACAGCGCAACTCAAAACCCAATAACAACAAATACTATAACATTTAGTAATATAAAATTAATAAAAACTCCTGACCAATTGGCTTCCGTAGTAACAAGTGGACTTACAATTGCTGGAGTAAGTTATGATGTTAAAGTTTTTATAAATGGACAGAGAGTTTTACAAACCGATAATTTTACCGTATCAATTACATCAAATTCTATACAAATAACATTTTTACCAGCAGGAATTGGATATAATGTTGATATTAACGATGAAGTAATAATAACAG